ATGGTGAAGTCATTACGATTGAGCGTGGCATGACGGAGGCGGAACAAGAATATGCATGTGGCACTTGTGGCAGTAAATTAAGAAGAATATATACTGCACCACCAGTCAAGTTTAATGGGACTGGATTCTATTCGACAGGAGGATAGTATGAGTTATGGCAAATGCTGGGTGTGTGGCTGTGTCATGAGTGGCGATAGTCAGACACTAGAAGGTAAAGTAAAGTGTGATAGATGTGGCTGGAACTCACATAAGAATGGAGATTACTAATGAAAAATTCTAATTGGGACTTAGACTTACGTGATGGTGAGTTAGGCGAGAGTAAACTCGCTGACCTATTGCGTATGGATACAGTAGAAGTTAAAACAGATAGACGCTGGATAGAGACAGGTAATTTATTTATAGAAGAGTCATGTTTCTATCAAGGAAGTGGACAATGGGAGCCATCAGGCTTAGCAATAAGCAAGGCTACTCATTGGGCTTTCATATTGGATAACAATGTAATCATAACACCAATAGACCATTTAATAAATGTAGTTAGGGACTATGGTAGACCAATAGAGAATAAGCAACCACCAAATCAATCCAAGGGACATCTAATTACACCAGCACAGTTAATCAATTACAAGAGGGTCAAGAACGAAGAGTTTGATAGGGCTGGAGAAGCATACAAGAATTATATGGAACAGGAGTACCCTATCTGAAAAATCTATTCACTTTCAGTATCGCTGTCCTCGTTCCGTTCATCTTTATCTTCGGGCTTGTCGCTTTCTACAATCTCGTCTGGCTGCTCGGATATTTCATCTCCAGAATCTCTGTCTAACCAAGGTCGGAATCCACCGATTCTAGTTATGAGTTTCTTGATAGCACGATTATGGCGCATGCGAACAGCATCCTCGCTACTTATACTCATCTCTGTAGCGATTTCGCCATACTCCATAGATTCGGCGTACTTATAAAACAGTACAGTTCTATCCTCTGTGCTGAGTTTATTGTACGCCTTATCTATTTCAATCATCATAATCATTAAGTTGCCGCCTTCGGCAGGTGCTGGAGGTCTTGAAGGACCAGCAAGATTTAACTTATGAGACACACCAAACTCACCACGAAGCACACCAGGCAGTAAAGCCTCAACAATTTCAGGCTCATAGAAAAACGAATCTGACGCTTCATAACCTAATGATTTGGCTTTCCACTTCTGACAATAATCTAATGCATCATTACGAAGTGAACGATAGATAAGATTCTTAGCATCTTTTTCGCCTATGGCTTCCCACTCTTTTAATTTATTAGGATGTTCTACAAACCATTGATATAGGGATTGCTTTATGTCATCGAGTTCAACCATTGAATATTTTTTATGATACTCAGAGGCAACAGCAATTACAATGTAATCCCACTTCTCAATGCTAGTCCAGTCCATTACCATTTCCAAGTCTTGCCTTCCACAGTAAAAGACCTATTTACGATAGGTACTAATTGAGGCACAACAGTTTTGCCATCAACATGCAAAATACCAAAACCTTGTTGCCACGTAAACAATCCAGCCTTAATATATTTAGCACTAGCATAGTTCATTAGATTGCCCAGTTCCATACCCCATATAGTCTTAGGCTTACCGCCACGATATGTTTGAGTATGATGTGTCAAGCCCATACGATGCGTGTGTCCACACACTACAGACATGCCTGAACGCTTTGCTAATCCAAGTGCGGTAGCACCAGCAGTAGGTTGTACGTTGCCTTCATCACCATGCATTAACAACCAACCGGGAGCCAGTTCATAAGGGTCTTTGTGATATTTAATCTCTAACTCATCAAGCCCTAAGAAATTTTCTAATTGCAACTCAGGTAAGCCAAGTAATCCTGGTGCCCTCATTGCAACTGTATTAAATAATCTATCTGTATGATTACTGCGAATCATATGCTCAATAGTTAAGTCATAAAGAACTTGACGAGTAGTGTCTCTGTCACGTCCAATAGAACGCTCAAACTCTAACTCGGTGCCCTTACTCCATTTACTAATAGTCTGCATATCCATTTCATCTCCGCAAGATACTACGGTGTCAGGTTGGTATGCCTTGATAAACTTAGCAATTGCTTTCACGGCTTCTGCATCGTGGTACGGTACTTGGAGGTCTGATATGCAAACAATAGTTTTCATTTCTTTTTGGCTCGTCTCTTATTCTCTAAGCCTACGTTCTTTTTCTTAGATAGAACTCGTAGGTTGGATATTTTATCGTTGCCCTTACGACCTTTGTTATCAATATGGTCTACTTCTTGGTTGCGTTTTAACTTCTTGCCAGTAGCCTTCTTGTAATCAAGACGTGCTTTATTGGTAGATGTAGTTTCAGTAGAGCCATCTTTTTTCTTACGTTTAATAACGTAGATTGGACGACCACCATTTTGTTTACTGCCCTTGTAAGGTCCAAATATTTTCATTTGTCCCATTCTCCTCTCAGTACTAGCAATCCTATGATTGCATAGTTAGCCATATCCTTGAATGAATCTTCAAATGACTCATGCTCTGGACTTTTTTTATTATCAACTAAATTATTAATTCGTGCCAACTTATCATGCATACGAACACGCAGTCCATTGATAGCACCACCTGGTGCATCAGCAATATTCTTTGCGCCGTAATCCCTATGTTTAGATAGTAATAAATCTAATAATTCTTGATAGGTCTTTCCGACATGGTACTCAAAAGTGGTATTTTGAGCGTCAAAATGAGTGATTTCTGCTCTATCTGCGTCTTGGTTATATGGAAACCTTGCGTTTCCAAGTGGGTTATAATCTGCCATATTTCATCACTCTCCATCTTCTTCATTGTTGGTCTCTTCTTCTAATAAACTTACTAGGTCCTGGTCGAAGGAAGACATATGTTCATGTATTATCATGTCTTCAATAAAACGTTTCATTTTACCAGGATTAGTTTCGGCTGCATATAATGTGGCGTAAGTAGATTGAGTAATCTCTCTAATTTTTTAAATTTCATTGAAACCTATTTTCTTATGGAAGTATGATGCACCTTCCAACACAAACATCGAATTAACATCATGCCCATCAGGCAACTGAATAGTAGTTACTGGTAGTTCCCTAGCAAGACTTGTTGCAAACTCTTTACCTGGTTGGTCTCCATCTGCAAATACAAAAATTCTTTCAAAGTCTGCAAGTAGTCGTGTGTAGTGTTTCTTCCAACTGTTAGCACCAGGAACTCCAACGCATGGAATACCAATTAAAGAAGATACAGTAATTGTATCTATCTCACCCTCGCATACTCCAATAAAATCACCAGCCCTTTCAACATCTAATACATTATACATTTTAGTTTCGGCGCCTGTCATTCCCATGTACTTAGGTTCAACAGCAGGATTAAGACTGCGAAAACGCAAATCGACAACGCCAGTCTTGGTAATATACGGTATGGATAATCTTCCTTGGAATTGTTCATGTCCAACATCAGGCTCCCCTACTACGCCTAATCGAGCCAGACGTGCTGCTTCCCTTGTTATTCCCCTGCTTGCGAGGTAATCTTCCGCCTGAAAGATGTTTGCTGCGTATTTGGTTGTCGCCAAATCCAATAATTCCCTCTGCAAATGATTTTGCTTCACGAATATCAACCCTTTCTTGCTTTGCTATAATCTGTAAACTATTACCATTCATGCCACAAGCAAAACAATTAAATATGTTTTCCTTCGTGTTAAAACTTGCCGAACTGTGTGTATCGTCGTGGAATGGACACTTGATGTTAACTTGTCCAGTTGTTCTAGAAAAATTAGCACCATAATGTTTTAATACCGCAACTATATCTGGTAAATCATCAACTAAAGACATCGCCTAACCTCAATACTAAGTAGGAATCTGCTATTGTTTTTCCTCTTGCTTTGATAATAACCGCAGGAAGGACGGCTTCTCTCTTAATGCCTCTTGCTTCCGCATAATGCTTTGCTTCAATTTGAGCCTCTTTGGTCCAGCCAGATAAGTCAATGCGACCTGATTGACCGGGAGCCTTGGCTTCGATGACTCCAACGCAGTTAAAGAAGTCCGCTCTGACAACAACGTCGCCTTCATCTCTTGCACCTGTTCTTGCAAGTCTCTCACTATCATATCCAATTCGTCTAAAATAATCTCGTAAGTCGGTTTCAAAGTTTGCTCCTCTAGCCTTATGGCTTTTTCTAGTTGTCATGAATTCTCAGGTATATCTTCTACATACATGTATTCAGGATTGAATGCTAACCAAGTCAGAAGTGTTCCTCCAGCATCCGCTCTACCATATCTGTTCTTGACTGACGCCACGCCCATTGATGTGCCAACAGTGCCAAGTGTACAGATGAGAGCAGGGAGTTGGGAAACCTTCCCTTGAATTGCACTTCTTGGTTGACAAGGTGAGCCAAGTACAGCCTCCGAAGTGTGATGTAATACAACAATCGCCGAGTTAGTCGCTCTAGCAAGATACTTTAACTCCTTCATAATTGCCCGCATTGATGCGAACTCTTCACCACCATCGGTGGCTACATCCATTAAGTTATCTAAAACTATTAAAGTTGGTGGACAACCCCACAACTCTTCAAACGCTTGTACTTCTTCGTCAATATCTTGCAGGGTTGGTGATGATTCAAACGACCAAACTATATGACTGCCTTTTTGTAGGACTGCTTTAGTCCATCCAACATCAGTATTAAGTTTATGCTCAACATCTGTTTGACTCTTACCTGATATCATTGACGCTAGGCGCATAGCCATAGTGTGAGCATTGGTATCAGCGGATATGTAAAGAGTCGGAACATTAGTTTTTAATGCTAGTGCTAGTGCAAGTGTTGATTTACCTGCACCAGGAGCACCAGCAAACATAGAAACTTCTGAACGCCGTATTATAATTTTGGACGCTTCAAACGCTTTAAAACAAGAAGGTAGGGGTTCCCCCCCAATAGATGCTTTACCTATTGACCTAACTAGTGTACGCATTTATAAGCCCCTACCTAATTGTTAAAACGGAAATTGTTCTGCTGTTAATTCACTGGCTTGCATTGGTCCGCCCCTTGAGGCATTGGACACACCCACATTGCGTAAGGATTTCCCGTCTTGCTGGAGATTCCCGACTTGTACTTCCTCGCCCCGTGCTGACATGTCGGCCCCGCTGAGGTAGCGGATGGAGCCGATGCCTGGGGTGGAACTGAGGACTGCGGAGGCTTTATGCTTGGAGTGGTACTGGGCGTCGATAAAGGGGTGGCATTACTCGCTCCCACCACCAACTTTCCAACGGCGGCAATTTGAGTTGAGTAATCCCCTATGCCCTCTAGTAAAACGCTTAGTTCATCAGCAGTATTTGCTCTGACGTTAATCATATCTCCACCAGGAGTTTTATATGATACTTGTAACTTCCAATCTTCTGCCATTTATCCTTCTTTCTTTACAGAGAATTGACAATGAGCGGTGAGTCCGCACATGTACTGACAAGAGTTTGTGTTGGGCAAGAATATACCTGCCTTCCTAGCCTTGTCAAAACCTTTAATCAGGAACTCCATTTTATCGTATGTATATCCTGATAAGTCAACCATTTCTACAGTATTACTAGCACGAGACATGTAATAGTTACCCCAGTTAACACTTATGTTAAAGGTTTGCTCTAAACCAAGTTTGTAAAAACCTAACTGTAAAGTGCTAGTTGGAGTATTTTTTGATGTCTTCAAATCAACTATTACTAATTGACCATCAACATCAAAAATTCTATCTATAACCATCTTGACCGGAACATCAGCCACTACTGGCATCAGTTCTAATTCAATTGCTGGTCTACCATCTGGTGCTGTCCAAATTTTCCAATTAGGATTAGCCTTACGCCAATTGATATAATCCTCAACCCACATAGGTCCTGCAGTTTGCCAAAACTTTACATCTTCCTTGTTAGGAGACATTTTGGTAGCCCTGCCACCTACACGAGCATTGGTTAAATCTATACCTTCAGATTCTTTAGACCATGCTTGGTCCCATAAATGTTGGCTCATAGATTCTCCCTATCATACATTTCTGTTGCTAGGTGAAATGCTGAACCACCAACTGACCAAACAGATGGCTCCTCTTGCTTCTCCAATAATCTACCAAGGTAGTATTGATATCCACAAGTTAGGTAAGTGCTGAAAGCACTGTACGACATGTGTTCAGGTAACGTATATTCTTCTAGTTTGATTGACATTGGTATGAGTATACATCATAGGGGTAGGATATGTAATTCCCTAGGCATTTACATATATTGCTAGTCATGTGTATAATTGATATTAATATAATATATAATAAGACCCCGAAGGGGTCTATAATATAATATATAATAAATTATATACTATAATAGGAGAACTATGTCAACTACTTTCTGGGCAGTATTTCTTGGTGTAATGGCAGCATATATCGTAGTAACCCTACTGGAGGGTATTGTAGATGAAATCCATGCAAGGAGACATGCTAAGTACCTAGAGTATTTAGATGACCAAGCAGAAGAATTCTTTGAAGAAATGGCAAATATCTAGAAACGACAAAAGACCCCCTTTCCTAGTATCTCTACTGGGTCAGGGGGTTTTCGTGTCTCTAAAGGGCCTTTAAAGCCTTTTTAGGGGTATATCTAGGCTCCTACGCCATACTCTTTTTCGGTCTTATCTGCCCATTTAGCCAATGGACCTGCAATAGAACCAATTAGGATAGCATACTCAGGGGCAAGGTCGGCAGCAAGGGCTAGTCCCATTGTCACCGCTGATGCCAATACAGCACGAAGGTAAGACTTAAATGCAGCCTTAGTCTTTGGGTCTTTTAACTTATCGATTATGTTTTTCATTGTTTCTCCTATTTTTTTTTAGGTACTGTACCCATCCAACTGAACCAGTTAGAATCGTCTTTAGCATATTCTATTTTAATTGAGATATGTAAATGTTTATTGTGCTTGTTACTGCCAGTGTATTCTTTGTCACCTTTTTCAAGTGACCAGATTCTACCCTTAAAAATAAGATACTTAACACGCTTATCATCTTTAAGTTTCTCATAAATTTCCTCGCAATCAATACCATTAGCAGGGTCGTGAGTTAAATCTACTGCAAACCCTGTATTGTGGTCTGAGTTAGGACTGGACTTGAGATGAGCAGCAGATGGTAGCAGACCATCGCTTGCTTTCTTGCGCTTCGGTCTTAATGCCGTCGCTTGGCGCAGTACAGCAATTGCAGCAGGTGTGGCTTTCTTGGCTACAGTTGTCATATTGACATCCATCCTTCGTATTTTGCATCTGGGTTGTCCTTAAGCCATTGTTCTCTTAATAGGTTTTGACTAGGCCAACAAATATCAGTTGGGTCACAGCCACAACCTTGGCAGTTATTGTCTTCCATTTTGAATCAAAATTTGGTATAAGGTATCTACTTTTTCTTCTAGTCGGTTAACCTGGTCTTTGACGCTAGACCCACCATTGGGGCGAAGTTCGGATAAATAGTGTTTAACTAAGTGTCTTACTCCAAGTGCTAGTGCTCCAATAAGAGAAGTGATGGCGACAGCAAAGGCTGCCCAGTCATTAGGTGTCATTATAAGGTCCTTATTGTTACTAGTAGGATACCACCAAAGCCTGAAAATCTTTTGTCGGAAGGGGTTCGGTTGATAAATTGTATTTCTTCTATAAGGCCAAGATATGATTCTTCATTTCTGAAGTCTTCAATGCGAATAGTATCACCAGCACTTTCTATGTTTTCCAATAAGGTTAGTTTCTCATATGCT